AGGGAATATACTCTTGACGGTAAAAAATATACAGAAATAGAATTGGATTTTGAAAGTTTGACAGGGAAAAAGATGCTTATTGCAGAAAGTGAATTTAAGAAGAGAAATAAAGGAGCCACTGTAAAGGAACTTGAAGACGGATGGTTGCTCACTGTAGTCGAAAAGGCAAGTGGAATAAAATATGGAAGTCTGCTTGAGCTAAAAGGGAAAGATTATATTAAAGTAATAAATGCTGCAAGAAATTTTATAGTAGTCTCGGATTCAGAAGAGACTACTGCAGATACAGGGAACGTGGAAGATCTGAATCAGGAAGAGAGTTTGGAAACAGAGTAAGTCAAAATATACAGTTACAGGATATAGTGACAGATCTATTGGAAATCTTGAATATGAAAAATGATTTTAAGAGCAGTTTGAATATAAGCTATGAAACGTTAATGTCTTGTAGCTTATATGAACTGACTGGCTACTGGAGTATAAGAGCGGAGGAATTAATACAGGAAGCTGAAATACGGTATGAAAATAGTAAAGAATAAAAAAATGGCATTACGCCATTATATTATTAAATTTATTAATTATTATTTTAAAATACCTAACCAAAGTAGTAAAGGTAGTATAAATACAAAAAAGAGGATTGCAAGAGATGCTATTGCACCAGGAAGAAGTAAAAAGAATTCATTTAAAAAATCAAAAAAATCCCAAAAAGCTTCTTTTCTATGTCTTTTGAGCATATCTTCTGCTTCTTTTTTAGTCATTTGAAATTCCTCCCTTAATTTTTTAATATATTATACTCTGAAAACAATAAAAAATCAATAAGAATAAAGAGGAAGGAGGGAACTATGGCTAAGTCAATGGAGTTAAATATTGTAATTGGAGCTGCTGCAGGAGGAGCATTAACTGCGTTAAATAGCTTAGGAAAAGCTATGTCTGACACAGGGAAAAAATATAAAAAATTAGCTGAAGAAATGAATAGAAATAAAGCTGCTCAAAATGAAATTAAGAAAATGGAACAGTTAACAAAAAGTTATGTTTCGGCTGGGAAAGAATGGATTACGGCTGTTACTAAATTGAGAAAATTAAAAGAAGCATATGATAAAACAGGCAAAAGCAACACTAAACTTGCAGAAAAAATAAAACAACAAGAAAAAGCGGTAGAAAAATTAAATGCTAAAAAATTGCAGGAAGAGAGAGCTTTCAAACGTGCCCAAAGTGCTATTGAATCGGAACATAAAAGTTTAAAACAATATAGAGAAACTGTTGAAAAGACTGCAAAAAGTCTTGAGAAACAACAAAAATTGAAAAGAATGGAAGAAAATTATAAAAGGCGAAATGAAAGTTTAGATAAGTTATCAAGTTATGGGGATAAAGCCGCTAAAGTAGGAGCAGTGACTGGAGCAATTGTGTCCGTTCCTGTGAAAGTATATATGGATGTTGAAGAATCTCAGGCAGATTTGAGGAAAATATTGGGAAAAGAGGCTGAGCTTTATTATGATAAATTAGCTGAAATAACAAAAAAATCTCCATTGTCACAAGTTGAAATTAACGAAATAGCAGGGGCATTATCTCAGGCAGGAATAAAAGGAAATGACATAGTTGAATATACTCAAAAAGCACAACAAATGAAAGTGGCATTTGATATGTCAACACAACAGGCAGGAGAATTTTTAGCTAAAACAAGGGAGCAGTTAGGACTAGGAAAAGAGGAACTGTTTTCCTATATGGATACAATAAATATGATGTCAAATAGATATCCAGTAACAGCTGAACAATTAGCTGAGGTATCATCAAGAACTGCTGGATTTGCTAAAAATATAAATTTAGCTAAAGAATCCAATATGGCTTTTGCTACATCTATAATGTCTACAGGAGTAAATGCTGAGCAGACAAGTACAGTTTTAAATAAAATGTATGCTGAATTGGCACAAGGAGCTAATACTAAAGCCAAAGCAAGTGCATTACAATTTTTAGGAATAAATCCTAATACGATTGAAAAAGAAATGGCACAAAATGCTGAAGGAACAATCCTGAAAGTGCTTGAAAGAATAAAAAATGCTAATGTTGCTGACAAAACAGGTTTAATTACTAATATTTTTGGAAGTAATGCGTCTACAATAAATGGAGTCTCTACACTTACTAATAATTTGGATGGATTAAAACAAAAATTAAATGAAGTGAAACAAGGAGCACAGGGAAATGAAACAGTCAGTGCTGAATATCAGGAAAGGCTAGCTACATTATCTAATCAACTAAAAATAGCAAAAAACAATTTAATGTTAGGATTAGCTAATCTTGGTGCAGCATTAGCTCCAACTGTTAAAAGTTTAATTGAACAGATAACTCCATTAATTGAAAAATTTGCTAACTGGGCTAAAGAAAACCCTCAACTGGTTGGAAGCATAATGAAAGTAATAGGAGTAATTGCTATTTTTTCAGGAACAATAGCTGGTATTATTAAAGTTGGAGTACCTCTTCTTAAATTTGTTAATTTCTTGTTTTTAGGATTTTCTAAATTAGGTGTACTTTTTGCAGCAAATCCTGTTGCATTTATAATTGTGGCAATAATAGCTGTAATAGCTATTATAGTATTACTTTATAAAAAATGTGCAGGATTCAGAAATTTTGTAAATGGCATGTGGAAAGCAATAGCAACTGGTGCAGTGGCTGCTTGGAACTGGATAAAAGGAGCAGGTATCGCTGCATGGAATGCAATTAAACTTGGGGCTATTGCCATATGGTCTGGAATAACTGCAGCAGTCAGAGTGGGTATAGCAATAATAAAGGCTATATTCAAAGGAATAGTTGCTGTAGCAAAGGCTGTGTGGAACGGCATTAAGTTTGCAGCCGCCGCAGTATGGGCCGGGATAGTGGCTTATATTCGATTTAATATTGTAGTAATAAAAGCTATATTTAGAGGGATATTAGCAGTGGCCAAAATGGTATGGAATGGAATTAAAGTTTCAGCAACTGTTGCATGGAATATTATCAAGACAGGAATTAATCTGGTCAAGGCAGTGTTCACGGGAGACTGGAACACAATAAAAAGTATTGCTCTGGGAGTTTGGGACAGTATTAAAAGTGGATTCTCAGGCATGATAGACGGAGTAAAAAATATTTTAAGTGGAGTAGTAAATTTTTTCACTGATAAATTTAACAGTATCAAGGAAAAAGCTAAAAATTTACCTTTAATTGGTGGAATGTTTGGGAAGAACTATGCTGGAACTAATTACTGGGCTGGCGGACTTACTACTGTTGCAGAACGTGGAGCTGAAATGATTAAAATCCCGGGAAAGTCTCCATTTATTGCTCAAAGTGAAATGCTAATGAATTTGCCAAAGGGTACTGAAATACTCAATGCTTCACGGACAAAGAACACATTAAGGGATAGAGTAAATAGAATAAAAGAAAGAGCTTCCAGCTTGGGAAATGGAGGGTCAACTGTTGTAGGTGGAGATACTATAAATATCACAATTAATGCTGGAAGTAATTCTAACGCAAATGATATAGCAAAGGAAGTTAAAAGAATTCTGGCTGAAATGAAAAATAAAAAAGAAAGGGTGGCATTTGGATAATGAAGGCAAAAGTATATAGGACAGTCAGCGGAGATACTTGGGATTTAATAGCTTACAAAGTCTATGGAAATGAAAAATACTTTCATAGACTGATAAGAAACAATCTAAATTTAATAGATGTATCAATATTCCCTGCGGATATTCCTATTATGATTCCAAATATTGAAGAAAGTTTTGAAACAGAAATTCCAGAAGAAAAATTGCCACCTTGGAAAAGAGGTAAATAATGCTGGCTAGAGGGATAAAGGTAATAGTGATATTTAACGGAGTGGATATATCTGAGGATATATCACATTCCATTTCTTCTCTTAATTATACTGATAACAGTAAAAATGCCATAGATGACCTTGAATTGGAACTGGAAAACATGGATTATCGTTGGCTGAAAGAATGGTATCCTGATGAAAATGCTCAGTTAATAGTCGGAATATATGAGGATAATGGAAAAGACGGAAGTTTTTTGGACATTGGAACATTCTATATTGATGAGCCAACATTTGATAATGATAGACTTAATCTTAAGTGTATAGCAATCCCGTTAGATGGAAATATACGTGATCAGAAAAATACTAAAGCTTGGGAAATGATTACATTAAAAGAATTGGTAACACAGATTGCAGCACAGCATGAAATGAATGTAGAAATTCATGCAGATAATGAATACTATAAAAGGCTTGATCAGGAGAATGAAACTGATTTGGCTTTTATAGACAGAGTTATCAAAGAAACTGGACTAAGCATGAAAATATCTGATGACACAATAATAATATTTGATGATGACAATATAAAAGATAATGACGCAATTGAAAAATTTAATATCCGTGATAGCAGAATCCGTAGTTTTAGTCTGAAAAAAAAGAATAAGGGAATATATGACAAGGTGGAAGTAAGTTATTATGACCCTGATAAGAAAAAATTGATAAAGGAAACAATGACAAAAGAGGAGCTTGAAAAACGGAATGAGGTGAAAACTGATGCCTGATATTTCTTATGCAGAATTTAAAAAACAGAACAGCAAAAAATCGGGATATAAGGGAGCAAAGAAAAAGCTAAAGGATAAGGCTGATAAAAAGAAGAAAAGAAGTAAAAAGGAAAAAGTAAAAAAGATAAAAACTAAGGGAAAATCTGATCCAAAAAAAGTGGCCAAAAAAACTTTAAAAGAAAATATGAAGCAGGAATATCAGGTTACTTTGACCGTTGACGGAAGCACTAAATATATGGCTGGAATGATAATTGAGCTAGACGAAAGTTGGGGTAAATTTGAGGGTAAATATGTAATTGATAAAGTTAAGCATGACATTACAGGAGACTATGCATGTGAGCTTGAGTGCATGAAAGTCGGAGCTAGGGAAAATGCTGAAAAGAATGCTAAAGCTCAGACTAAAGAAGAACAAAAGAAAAAAGAAGCAGAAAAAGAAAGAAAAAAAGCTGCTAAAAAATCTAGTAAAAATAATAAGAAAAGTAACAGCAATAAGAACAGTAAAAATAATAAGGCAAGTAATAAGAACAGTAAAAATAATCCAACTAATAGAAAAATGAGCAGGTAGAAATTGACAAAAAGAAAGGAATGAAACAATGTTAGAAATATTAAAGGCTGGAGAAGTAAGTGCAATAGATTATAAGACAGGAAAAGTAAGAGTACTTTTTTCTGCCGGTGACGATAAAACAAGTGACTGGCTCAATATCCTTGTTCCTTTTTCTGAAAGCCATTCTGATAACTATATGCTTAGCATTGGTCAAACAGTCTACTGTTTATTTTTTCCAGAAATGATGGAACAGGGAGTAGTGCTTGGTTGTCCTATGCGGAACAGTTCAGCAAGTGAAAGTGAAGTTAAAAGGACTTTCAGTGATGGTGGATTTTATAGCTATGACAATGGAGTATTGACATTGAATCCTGTTTCGAAAATTATTATTAATGCTAATACTGAAATTAATGGGAACTTGACTGTGTCTGGAACAACTATTACAGGTGGAAATATCAATCTTAATACTCATAAACATGATGGAGTTACTGCCGGTGGAGATAAGACAGGAGGTCCGCAATGATAGGAAGTCTTGGAGATGTAATATTTGAAGTATCTGATAAAAAAGTTTCTTCAATTAATAATGAACTTTCAAGAACATACAAAAGTAAAATATCTGAACATATAGCGATATATGGTCCTGGTATGATAAGGCATCAGGGAAGGGAATTGATAGAAATAAGTTTTGGAATTTCTTTAGTTTCAACATTATTGCCTGATTCTTCCCCAGTTGAAGAGCTGGATAAAATAAAAACCATGTTTGAATTTGGGAAATATGGTTATTTAACTCTCGGTGGACAGACCTTCGGGGCTTTCCCTTTTTTGATAATAGATATGAATGAAAAAAATTCATATTTTAACAAAAAAACTTCCAGCTTTGATGTCATAAATCTGGAATTGACATTAAAAGAGTATATAGATAATCCAAAATTATATAATCAGATAATAGAGCAGTTAAAAGCTCAAAAGAAAGAAAAGGAAGAAGTTGTAGAAGCGGAAGTTGAAAATGTTGAAGTTGAGCAAAAAACAAAATTAGATCAGTTGAAAAACAATATAAATAAGGCAACTGAGAAAATAAATAAAGCGTTAGAGAAAATAGAAAATAAGAAGAATGAAATATTAGATAAGCTGGAACAGATTAAAAAAGATTACAAAGTACATGAGTTTATGAATTTATTAAGAGCTGGATTGATTACTGCAGATAAAGTAAAAGAAATGTTGAACTATAGTAAAGTAATGAAGTCGGAAACAGACAGACAAATACTGCTTAATGTAATCAGGAATTATTTAGGGGGTCTGTAAAATGATATATGTGACATCGGATCAGGAAATAAATTATTCTCCTAAAGACACTATAGAGGAAGTAGTCACAAACGTTGGAATGCTCTTAAGAGTGTACAAGGAAGAACAGCCGCTCAATCGAGATTTCAGCTTTGACTCAGATTTAATAGATAAAAATATAACAGTTGTAGAAAATAAAATAATGGCTCAACTGCTTGAAACATTTAGAAAATATGAGCCACGAGCAATACTTAAAACT